GCAGGCGGTACAGAGTGGATCTATTATCAACTTATAATTGAAACTAGTGGAATTGTAAGAGCATACTGTTCAAAAACTACTAATTACATTGTGCCATTTGAGCTTTCGTTTATAATTAATTAGCACTTAAATGATCATTTACTGTTTTATGTAACAACATGAAAAAATAGGTACAGTACCGCTAGCTAGTTGTTGGTCAGGTATAAAGGTTAACTTTCCTAAACTGCTCATAAATATAATTCTAGTAAGAGAGGTAAAACTACATGATGCAGTTATTCCGTTAGCCACAGTATTTATTGGTAATGGAAATCCTGTAATTTCATAAGTTGACCCGGCATTTAATATTTGGTTAGTAGCAACACGTATATTTACTACGACTAAATTACCTATTGTTGTATAACCGCCAAGGCCTATAGTACCCCAATTAAGAGATAATCCAGATGATGTAACGGTCTGGTTATTTAAATTGCTATTTGGGAACAGTGTTCTGCTCGACATTGTTTTAAGATTCCCACATTTCCCATCTATAATATGTTATTATGATATCAGTGAAAAGTATATCAACATGCGCTTGGCTTCGGCTGAGCGCATTTTTCGTGGGTGAATTTATGGTAAATAAAACTGATAAGTCTTTGAAGAATAAAAAAGAATCTATATGGAGAGACCGGAACTCCCAACACCCTGAATGGAAGTGTTCCAGTGGAATGGTTTTTAAAACTAAGAAGGTGAAGAGCGGATGAACAAGGTTAGTTTCATAGATATTTGCAAAGGCTCATTTGGGCGCAAGGTGGCTTATACCGGTGCTTCAATTATCACACCAGAAAATGTCTTAAAAGTAGTTGGAAAAGCAGTCAGCGTTTTAAATTATAACAGACCGTTCATTCGTTATCTCCATGATTATTACATGGGAGATCAACCGATTTTATACCGAGAAAAAACGGTACGTCCGGAAATTAATAATAAGACGGTTGAGAATCATGCTTTGGAAATTGTTCGTTTTAAAGCAGGCCAAACATACGGAGAACCCATACAATATGTGAGCCGCAAAAAGGATGAAAAAGTTAATAAAGCTGTGGACACTTTTAATGATTACATGAGAGACGCCCATAAGCAGGCAAGGGACATTGAACTTGGCACATGGCAGAGTTCCGTAGGTACTGCTTATAAGGCAACCTTAAAGGCTGGGAAAAACAATCCTGTTCCTTTCAGGATTCACGTACCTACACCGATGAATACGATTATCGTGTATTCATTGGAAGATGGTCGGGATATGCTTTCCATCCAGCAATTAAAGGATGAGAATGAACAGCAATATTATTCATGTTTTTCAGAAGATAAATATTTCATTATAAGAAATGGACGAGTTACGCAATCTGGCCCTAATGGATTCGGAGGGATACCGATAACGGAATATCCTAATAATCCAGACCGATTGTCTGATATTGAGATTGTCATTACGGCCCTGGATCAGATAAATAAAATGCAGTCCGACAGAATGAATGGTATAGAACAGTTTATCCAGGCGTTTATGCTTTTCAAAAACTGTGAAATTTCAAAAGATGAATTTATCGAGATGAGCCAGTTAGGTGCAATACAGGTTAAGGATTCGGGCAATAACAATCAATCAGATGTAAAACTCATGACTGCTGAACTTAATCAGGAACAAACCCAGGTTTCAAAAGATGATGTGTACCGTCAAGTGCTTGTAGTTGAGGGGATGCCAGATCGTCAGCAAAATACCGGTGGCGATACGGGGCAAGCAGTGTATCTACGTAATGGTTGGGATTTTGCGGAGCAGCGTGCAAAGCTTGACGAACCGTTTATCATCGAAGCAGAAAAGAAACATTGTCAAATCGTTCTCAATGTTATCAAACAGACCGCTAATGATGTTCCGTTAACTGTTCGGGATTTTGATGTGAAGATTACTCGAAATTCCACTGACAATATGCTTGTTAAGGCGCAAGCATTGGATTACTTATTGAAAAATAAAGTAAATCCGCTAATTGCTTTAACTACCTGCGGTCTATTTGGTGACCCTGAAAAAGTATGGATTATGAGTAAGCCCTACATGGATACGGTCTTTAAAACACAAGAACAGTTAGATGTAGAAGCAGAAAAAGAAAGAGCCTATGAGTTGTTAAGAAATCAATCAAATAATTCAACAGTTAAAACAGGAGAAGCCGAATAGCTTTTCTTTTTTATTTTTAAATTTGGAGTCATCCGTAAATGGCAAAATCCAGCAGGAGCGACCTGCGTCACCAAAAGCGTGGATTAGAAGGAGGATAATGTTATGACCAGAGAACAGGCAAAAAAGAATTTGATTGCATTAGGTGTTGCTGAGCTTACCGATGAGCAGGTTACCAACTACCTGAATCAGCATAATGGGGAAGTGAAAAAGGTTCAGGAAGACGCTGATAAATGGAAGAAAGAAGCTGAAAAGGCTGGTGAATTGCAAACTAAGCTTGATGAAATTGAACAGCAAAATCTTACGGAATTAGAGAAAGAAAAGAAAGCAAGGGAAGCAGCCGAAAAAACTACTGCAGAACTACAAAAACAGCTTACACAATCAGCTGTTCAAGGTATTTTTGCAAAGGCTAATTTATCCGGAGATGAGTTTTCAGGAATGCTGAATGCTTTATCCGCTTTGGATTTGGAATCTGCCAAGACCAGTGCAGAGGCATTTGTGGCTGGAATATCTAAGCGTGATGAAGTAAATAAAACTCAATGGCAAAAAGAAACTTTCGAAAATACACCGAATCCAGGTGCAGGAGATCCACCGGCGAATACGGACCCGGGCAAGAAGAGTGCTGCAGCCGAATATGCAAAACAGTATTCCCAGAATAAAAATCCGCAGACGGTTGCGACACCTATTGTCGGTACTCAGCCGGGAACATTAATTTAAGGAGGACATGAAATGGCTTACATGAAAGTAATTCAGGGAGAAATACTCCCCAATTTTTTGGAAAGCGCTGTAGGACTGGTACAGAAAACTGAAATGGTTACTCAGACTATGGCTACCACTGTAGACACCAAAAAGCTGATTTACGGTGGAACGGCGTTTCCATCTAATGATGGTAATGCAACAGGCATCATTTTCGAGACTGTCGATATGACTGACGATACAAAGCGTCCTGCAAGTGTAATAAAAGCAGGAAGAATTTATGGAAACAGATTGAAGACCGAATTAACATCGGCAGCCAAAACAGCTTTGGCAGCAAAAGGGTTTGTAATCCTTGATGCTCCCGAAGTTGAATTTTAATCAGGAGGTACTGAGATGCCATTTAATGTATTGGACGCTATTAGCGTAGAAGAAAGACTTAACTTTGCTCAGAACTTTGCAGTTGCGAGACCGACTGTTCTGGATACCATTTTCCCGGATATTAAGACTCAGCATTTCAAAGCAGAGTATTATCGATTAATGCAGGGGCAGAACCTGCCAACACCAGCATTCGTACATGCCCTGGATACCGAGGCACATATCGGCACTCGCCCTACATTCGAGAAGGTGCTGACTGAAAAACTCTTTATTAAAGAAAAGATTAATCAGTCTGAACAGATCCAAATGTATATTACCAACGGTGTACCTGATGATGATGGCTTAATTAAATGGGTGTTCGATGATATGGGACGTTTATCTGACAGCGTCGTCACCAGAACTAAGATTGCTAAAGGAAATTTAATGAGTACTGGAATCATGAAAATCAAGGAGAACAACCTTGATATGACTATTGATTTCGGAATTCCTGCTGAGCAGAAAATCAACTTTGGTGACTGGTCTGATCCAGAGTATGATATCTTTTCTGATATCCAGAAAGCCGTTAAAATCCTTAAAGATCAGGGAAAGATTGCTAATCGCATGCTGACTTCTGATACGCAGGTGCAGCGCATGAGAAAAAATAAATCCATGCAGATTGCCATTTATGGTTCTACAAATGTAGGGAAACTGGTAACTATGGCTGAATTGCAGAGAATGTTACAAGAAGAATTTAAGTTACAGGTAATTTCTTGCGATGAAATGTTTGCATACGTGAATTCTAGTGGTACTAAAGCGAATAAGAGATATTTTGATGAGGATAAGGCAACATTTTATACTGCGGACATTTCTGGAAGTGCAGGTATTGGTCTCTGGGGTCCAACTCCTGAAGAAGCTGAGTATTCTGCGTTCCAAGAAGCATTAGAGAAAATGTTTGTCACAGTAACGATGTGGTCGACAAAGGATCCGGTAGCCAAGTGGACAAAAGCTTCCGGTATGTTTATTCCGGTATTACCTGATCCCTATGGAATTGTAATTGCAACTGTTTTAACCGGTTCTGGAACGCTAGGGACATTGACAGTTAATTCCGTGGCAGGTACAGTTTCTGGTGATACCAAGGTAACTGTTTCCCCGGTAAAGGCAAGCGGAAATCTTTATAAATACAAAATTGCTGATGCAGCTACCACAGTAATTTATGGTCAGAATGTTCAGACGTGGTCAGCTTGGGACGGTAGCGCGGATATCACAGCTACAACTGGTAAGGTTATTACAATTGTTGAATGCGATTCTACCTATAAAGCCATTAAGGCTGGAAACGCCACAGTAACAGCTAAAGCTTAAGAAAGGCGGTGTGGTGAGTGGAAACGGATATTTTGGCTGACGTAAGTACATATCTTGGTGACGAAGTAAGCGAACAGGATAATCCAGTTCTACTCATTCTCATCAATCGGGCGATTCGTAAGGTATGCTCTAAGCGTTATCCTTATGGGTATACTGACGCGCAAAAGGAAGCGGCGGTTTCAAAGTATCGGGATATGGTCTTTGATGCCGCTGTTTATTATTGGGCGAAGCAGGGAAGTGAAGGGCAAAGTTCCCACTCTGAAAATGGGATTTCCCGGGGATATCAGAGTGAAGATGACCTTTATTTTGATGTAGTGCCTATGGTAAAGACTTTATTATAAGATTTCAAGACGGTGCGTGTCTGGCTAACCTCCCGGCCAGACGCAGGGTGCATATCAGAATAATGGTGGTGGGCAGATATGCTTAAGATGTCTGGGAGAATGAAGGGAGAATAATCATGACAAAAAAATAAGAACTCTTTGCGGAGTATGCAAAGGTAAAAGATGAAGTTTCCAATATTACGCTGTTTATTCATATGCCGACTGGCGAAACGGAGATTATTTCTAATCCACGTGTACTGGAGAATATGGCGTACATTGACAAGACATACAGTGATAATTTAGTTATTCCAACTGTGATGAAATCCATATTGAAAACTATGTCTTTGAAACACAGGAAGCAACCATGGATTTCGGTTCCGCAATTCTGAATAGAGGGTCATAAGGTTGCGCGTAAAGGCTGGAACGGTAAAGGAATCTTCATTGAGCTTCAGGTTCCGGACAAATTTAGCAAAATGAACGCACCCATATATCTACATTGATACAATGGATTGGAAACAGATAATCCAGACGTACCTAAACGCTGGGTACCATGGCTTGCAAGCCAGACTGATATGCTGACAGAAGATTGGGGTGTTGTTAAATAGCGGATTCCAATAATTTCCTTTTTGTCGTATAATGGCGTTAAGGAGGAGCGTGGTATGGAAGTAAAAGAGGTATTTGAGATTGCTGGTGCTGTATTGGCTAGTTTAGGAGGTGGTGCAGCAATTGTTTTTGGGCTTTCTAGCTGGCTTGGAAAGGTATGGGCTAATAGAATTCTTGAAAATGAGAAAGCAGAGCATATCAAGGATCTGGAACAATACAAAAGAGAGCTTTCAGAGGAATTAGAAAAGGTAAAATCTCTTAATGATAAGGCGCTTTATGTATCCAAAGCTCAATACGATAATGAATTTAGAATTTATACAGAGATATGGTCTGCATTACATGAGGTTATAATTTTCTCAAAACGACTTTATCCTTTTTATGAAAGCAGGCCGGAAGATGAGGCAAAATACTATAGATACCAGCAGGGAAAGTATGATAACTTTGTTGAAAAATATAACTCATATTCTATGTTGATAGATAAATATGCGCCTTTCTACAAAAAAGAATTTTATGATTCTTTTAAAGAAGTTCGGAATTGGTGCCACAGTTTAGGTAGTAAATTTAGTATTTATGAACTTGAATTTGACACAAAAGAAACAAAGCCAAAAGATGTGTGTATGGAAATATATTTTGATATTCCAGAAAGTTTAGATAGAATTGAAGATGAGTTGCAAGGGAAGATACGAGAATATTTACTTGGCTTACAATTAAATTTATGAATTAGAAGGAGCGGACTGGGTTCGCTCTTTCTTTATTTCTAGGAGGTATCGTAATGAGGGGCTTAAAACGCAATCAGCGAACCTTATACTATCAACTTTACTCAGAGCATATCCCGGTCTATGAAAAAGACTTGGACGGTAATATAATCTATGACCCAGTGACCAATGAACCGCTCCTTACTGGCGATTATACGGTAGGGTATGCGGACCCAGTGAAGTTTAATGCAAATGTATCCCCAGCTCGATCAGAAGCTCAGACAGAGCCTTTCGGAGTAAACACCGATTATGATAAGGTCATTTGTTCCTGTAACCTTACTCTACCGATTGATGAATTATCACAGGTATTTGTTGACCGGAAGCCAGGGGAGAACAAGGGAGCAGATTATAAGGTTGTCAAAGTCGCAAAGAGTTTAAATTCCTTGCTGTATGCTATTAAGCAGTTACCAGATGGAAGTGCGAAAAATGGCTATGAAAGTTTTTAGAGGAAACTTTTCCTCAAAAGGAATACAGGACATAATTAATCAGCTTGAGCGGTATAAAGTTGATTTACACCGGAAAGCAGAGTTGCTGTGCCAGCGTTTGGCAGAAGTCGGCCAGACAGTTGCCTTGCAAAGCATTAGTGAATCCCCGTTAGGCAAAACCATAACGCTCCGAGTGAAGATGGAACCAAGGAATGATGGTTACAAAGCTATTCTGGTTGCCGCCGGGCAAACTAAATCCAATGACCACGGAAGCATAAATACATTACTTCTTGTTGAGTTTGGAGCAGGCGTTCGGTTAAATCCGAATGAAAATCCAAAAGCTGGAGAATTTGGCATGGGTGTTGGTACATATCCCGGGCAGATTCATGCGTTTGACCAGAATGGCTGGTATTATTGGGGAGACGATGAAAAGTGGCACCATACATACGGTACAAAAGCTACGATGCCTATGTATAACGCTTCCGTGGCTATCAGAACACAGGTGGCGGCTATTGCAAAGGAGGTGTTCCGGTAATGCTTGATATTTCCTCTTTGGTTTACACTCGGCTTGTTAATGATGCGCGATTAAAAAAATATCTTTCAGGAAGCGGCACTACTAGAAACGATACTCCTCCCGCCTTCCCTTACCTTTATTTTAAGAGTCTGGGACAGCCAACAACGAGCAGTTCCTTGCAGAATAAGCAGTGTTCCATATCTGCTGACTTTGAAATTACCATGTATGATTCCAGTTCAACCAGCAAGGCAAAACAATTGAATTTCCTTGCTGCTGACATAATGACAGAACTGGGATTTGTTTTAAAATACGGACCGTTGGAAGTGGACCGTTCAAGCACATCAGAAGCGTATCGCTGGATCGCAAGGTTCCATAGAACCTTTTGTGAGGGCGATATGATATAAAATTATTGTAGAACTTTATCTATACGGAGAGGTTCTTTTTTTATTTAAAAAGGAGGACATGAAATTATGGCAACAGCAGTAGATTTGAGTACCGCCGGCATCCATGTGGGATATGCCATTGAAGCAACTGCCGGAACTAAGCCTACGGCATTTACTGACCTTCCCAATCCGAAAAGTATCCCAGATTTTAATCCGGAAACGGGAACCTATGATGTAACTTCCCTGAATGATACAGTTTGGAAGCGTTACATTGATGGATTAAAGGATCCAGGAGGAGCGATTGCAATCACCTTTGGCATGACTCAAGTGTTCCTGGAAATGTGGGAAACAATTTGTGATGAGTATGATACAGCTAAGGCTACCAATAAGCGGATGTGGTTAGAATTTTATCATCCAAGATTAGATAAAGCTTTTTTCTTCACGTGTGTTCCGGCAAGAATGGGCTGGGCGGCTTCTGACGTTGATAGCGCCTGGGATACCAGCGTATCTGTTACACCAACTGGAGAAATTGGTTGGGCTACAGCTATTGAACCTACTGAAGCGGCTTAGTGAATTAAATGGGAGGTATTAGGATATGAAGATTTTAACGATTGGCGGCAAAGATTACAAAATAGAATTTTCCTTTGAGGCCGCTGAATATAAGGATTGTGTGGACAGAGTCTTTAAGATTGTGTCCGGTAGTTACCTAATGAAAAATGGGCCATCTGAAGAGGGTGAAAAGGTATCCATGGCAACAGCAATTATGGACGGAACATCTGACATGGTTTCCGACATTCCTAAAATTGCCGTTACAGCCCTTTATGCCGGCTTGCTGGAAAACAATCCTGTAGAGAATGAACAGGAGGCCAAAACTCTGTTTAAGCAGTTTGTCAAAGAGAATCCAGATGATGAGCGCGCATCTTTCTGGGGAATGTATGATTTCTTAAGGGAATGCATGGAAAATGATGGTTTTTTCAAACTCACCGGAATGGACAAGGTGATTGCCAAGATGAACGAAGCGGCAGAGGAAGCGGAACAGAAGTCCAAATCCGGGAAGATTCCACAGGATCGCAAAAGGAAGTCAACTTCCACAAAATAATTTGGGAACAATATCTTCCTGAAGCTTTATTAATGGGTGTGCCTTATGATCTGTTCTGGCACCTGAATCCCCAAAAGCTACTTCCATTTGCTAAAGTATATAGAAGAAAAAAACAGCAACAAAGCGATGAAATGTGGCTTATGGGACAATATGTAGCATCTGCATTAGATGCTACTGTGTGCAATGCAATGCCGTTTATTAAACGGAAACGAAAAGGTAAATATTTAGAGAAGCCAATAAGGGTAATTCCCATGACAGACGAAGAGAAAAAAATTGAAGAAGAAAAAGCATTGAATCAGTTCTTATCTTTCTTCAATGGAATGGATAGTGAAGCAAACAATAAACGATCAAAAGGCGAGTGATGATATAAAATTCACTCGCCTTTTTTTATATGCGCAAAGGGTGGTGAAACCATGGCTGATGTAATTGATGATCTGAAAGTTCAAATAGATGCCAGTACAAACAGTGCTGATGCCAAAATAGATAAATTCATACAAAAAATGATATCTTTGCAATCTGCTATATCTGGGATTGAAATATCCGGTGCAAGTCAGGTGGCATCTGGAATCAATCAGATTGCTTCGTCTATCCAGAACTTCAATGAACGAACTAAAACAGCAGATTTTTCAAGAGTAACTAGGGGATTAAATAAACTGGGAGCTGTTGATATTCAAGGAGTAAGCAATGCTTCCAGAGCAATGTCAACTCTGGCGACTAATTTGGGTAATATGGGTACAATTTCCTATGATTCACAGGGGATAATTAATCTTGCTTACTCCATTTCCAAGTTGGGTGGAAAAACAGTTACTCAAGCTACCCAGAATATCCCTTTGCTTAAAGCAAATCTGCAAAGTTTTATTCAGACAATGAATGGACTTAATTCAGTGACTTTCGATGCTTCCGGTTTAAATTCACTGGTAGGTTCTATTTCCAAATTGGGTAGCAAGTCAGCGGGAAATGCCATTCCCAATATTCAGGCTCTTGGAGTTGCATTAAAAGCAATGATGCAAACATTGTCTGGTGCGCCGGCGGTAAATAAGAATCTCATTCAGATGACCAATGCGCTGGCAAATCTGGCTTCCAACGGTTCAAAGGTATCAAGTGCCAGTCATGCTATGACTAACAGCCTAAATTCTTATTCTGTCAGTGCTGGAAAGGCCAAAGGAAGTACTAAAGGTCTTGTTTCTCAAATTGGTATGCTTTATGCGAAGTATTTTCTATTGGTTCGTGGAATTAAGGGACTATGGAAAGCAACAAAATCTTCCATGGACTACATAGAGACACTTAACTACTTTGACGCTGCATGGGGGCAGGTTGCTGACAATGCGGTAGATAGTTGGAAGCAATCTGGTTACGATTCGGCAGAAGCCTACGCTGATTCCTTTAGCAAACGAGCCCAAAAATTAACTGGAAAGATGTCTGGTTTTATGGCTGATGACAATGGCAACTTAGTTTCAACAGGTATGCCAAGCTTAGGTATTGATCCTGACAAGGTCATGAACTATCAGGCTACCTTTGGGCAAATGGCATCTTCCATGGGCGTAGCTTCTGAGACTGCCTTGCAGTTGTCTAATGCTCTTACCATGATAGGAGCGGATCTTGCTTCCGTTAAAAACCTAAATTTCGAAGATGTTTGGAATGACATGGCCTCTGGCATGGTTGGTATGAGCCGGACACTGGATAAATACGGCGTTAATATACGAAACGTGAACTTGCAAGAGAAACTGCATGAACTGGGAATAAAGACAAAAATAACAGCTTTAAATCAGCAGGATAAGGCATTATTAAGAACCATGATCCTATTGGATTCCACCCGTTACGCATGGGGAGATTTATCAAATACCCTAGGGCAGCCTGCAAACCAGTTGCGATTATTACAATCCAATTTCGCCAATCTGGCTAGAACAATCGGTAACTTATTTTTGCCTATTGTGGCGGGGGTACTTCCATATGTCAATGCATTGGTAATTGCAGTTCAAAGACTGTTTTCATGGATAGGTGGCCTTCTTGGTATTAATATCGGATCTCTTGGATCATCTATTGGTTCAGCTGCTGTTGACATGGACGGATTGGAAGAGTCTGCCGACGGTGTGGCTGACAAGATGGGGGACGCTGCAGATAAATCTAAAAAAATGGCAAGTAATCTACAGGATTTTGATAATTTGAATGTTGTAAGCTCAAGTGACAGTTCTTCCGGTAGCGGTAGTGGCGGTGGAGCCGGCAGCGGCTTACTTGATCAAGCTTTCTTAGATTCTTTTTCTGAATATCAGGCAGCATGGGACAAAGCCTTTTCCAATATGAAGAATTCTGCCCAGAATATGGCCGATAAAATTGAAAATGCCTTTAAGAGAGTTTGGGAAGCAGCAGAGCCCACAAGAGAGGCTTTGAATCGATTATGGAATGAAGGATTTGCACAACTTGGAAACTTTACATGGATCGCCCTCAAGGACTTCTGGAGTGAGTTCTTAGTGCCGCTTGGTAAATGGACATTGGGGATTGGACTTCCTATGTTCATTGATTGTATAAATAACTTTTTGATGAAGATTGATTTTCAAGCAATTAACGTCGCATTAAAGAATTTCTGGCAAGCGCTGGAACCATTTGCAGAAAAAGTAGGAGAAGGATTAATTAGATTTTTCGGTGATCTATTATCATTTGGTGCTGACTTTATCAATGCAGTGGTACCAGGAGGACTTAACAGAATTGCAGATGCATTAAGAAAAATAAGCCCGGAGCAGGCTGAAAAGATAGGATATGCCTTGGGAGTTATTGCCACCGCTTTAACTGGACTGAAAATTATTGGAACAGTGGCGACAGGAATTGAAACAATTTCTAAGATATTTGGTGGTTCATCATTAGCAAAGGGAGCCGGCATTGTAGGCAATTTAGCACTAAAATTACTGAATTTGCTGGGAGTGGGAAAACTTCTTTTAAAATTCACGCCGTTTTCCACATTGGCAACTGATATGGCTTTGACTGGCGCATCTTTGCCTACACTTTTAAAGTCATTAATTTTAACGCCAATTATTACTTTTTTCACTTCTACATTGCCGACCGCTTTTGCTGGCTTAGCCGGCTCGATAGGAAGTTCATTAGGATTAACTGGAGCTGCAGCTGTAACTGCCGGTGGCGCCCTCATCATTGCAGCTGTAGTTGCAGTAATAGCAGGAATTATTTATGCAGTTACACATTGGGATGAGATAAAGGAGTTTTGGACTCAGAAAGTCCCGGCGTGGTGGAACGGAACTGTATTACCATTTTTTGAATCAATCCCAGAAAAGCTTACTGGGGTATGGGATAAAGTAAAATCTACAGCTTTTTCAGCATGGGACAAATTAATTCAGTATTTGACTGGGATTCCGGAGAGGATTGGAGCCATAGTCGAAAATATAGGAAATTGGTTTAGCGAATTGCCAGGGAAAATAGGATACGCTTTGGGATATGCGCTGGGAACTATAACCAAGTGGGGCATAGAAGTAGCTGATTATATGGCTGAGAAAATTCCTGAAATTATATCTTCAGTAGTAACATGGTTTGCGGAAATGCCTGGAAAGATATATAACGGGATTATTACTTTTGTAACCAATGTTGCTACGTGGGGCGCTGAGGCTTATGCGGCTTTTAATAAAAAAGTATCGGAAATTATAACCGGAGTAGTAATCTGGTTTACAGAGCTGCCTGGTAAAATATACGATACAATAATCAAAATCAAAGATAACATTACTACTTGGGCTAATAATACTATACAATTTTTTAAGACTGAGGTCCCTGTAATAATTGAAAAAGTAGTTGGATTCTTTGAAGAATTACCAAAGAAATTAATTATTGTAGGGGAAAATATGATAAAAGGTTTGTGGAATGGTATTGCAAACTTAACGGATTGGATTGGAACAAATATAGCTAATTTCTGTGATGGTGTGATTAAAGGATTTAAGGCAGGATTTGATGAGCATTCACCTTCAAAAGAAGCGTTTCAAATTGGTGATTATTTTACTGTTGGACTTATGAATGGTATTGAAGATAAGTTTGGTGCTATTTATTCCAAAGTCGATGCCTTTGCAGATAATTTGACTGATTATCGTATCGTACTTCCATCAGTAGATAGTAGCATACAGGTCAACCGAAAGTTTTTTGATATGGTAGATACAAAAGCTTCAGTTTCTTATGACACCCCTTCTTGTGATTTCAAAGCTGGTATATCTGCCGAGTTAAACGCGGCGTTGTCCGGTATTGTTGACTATGACCGCTTAGGAAGTGTTCTGGCCGAGAAACTTGAGGGTGCTAAAATTACTGCAGAGTTGGATTCAAATAAAGCTTACAATAATGTAAAGGATAACTGGAGCAAGGAATACTGGCGAAATAAAAAGGCTCCTGTCCCGATTTAGAATTTATCAAAGCCGCCAGTGGTAAATAATTCTGGCGGCTTTGATTATGTTTCAATGATAAATAAACGATATTAAAATATTTTTATTTATAAAAAATATGAACGTACTATACAACAAATCCAAATAAACCATTGATTTTAAAGCATTTCACTAATTTGTGAAAAAACTGTGAATGAATAACGATGGTATTTTATAAGCGATTATAGCTGATGTATGTATATTAGCAGATTATGGATGAATAAATATTAATAAAATGCAGTTTAAAATATCACTGGTAGTAACGTGCTTTTTAAATTAATATCCAGCAAAATACTAACTGCTAATTGCATCTGCTGAAATTTAAGTAATAAGTAGCATTAAGGAACAGCTAAGTAAAATAGACGAATAAAAAGAATACGTAAACAAAACTACTAACTATCAGTATTGGGCTGGTAGTTTTTTTATTGTAGTTAATCCAGTAAACTGAAATTTTATTGCTCTCTAAATTATTACAATGTTAAATCATGAGGCTACAAAGAAAAATGCCCTCAAGATTAATATGAGGACATTTTTCTAACTAAGGTTTAAGCTGTCAACAATACTTCATTAACAACCTATTGTTATTTCCGCATTGCCATCCATAACTTGACACCTTCGTCTATAATGTTGTGTTC